AGGCGATTCGTCTGTTGAGGGCGTTTATCTCGTCAGGCATCTTGTAGATTCTGAGAAAGGCAAAGTTTCTCAAGTCGGACCGTTTCATAATGAGAAAGAAGCACTAAATACTTGTGTGCATTTCTTGAAAAAAGGAACGTGCTCTTGGCTTGTGAGATGTGATGGATGAAAAACAAGGTTTTGGCGAACTAACGGCTGAAGATTTTGAAGCGGGTGACATAGTTGAGTGGTCTACTTGGGATCAAGAACTTGAACAATGGAATACTCACTATGGTATAATAGTGAGAACAGAGAACAGAATACAGTCTAACAGGGTTGTCTCTATATCTAAAGTTATCCCTATTAATGGTCCTCAAATAGAAAGAGAGTTTTTCACATTGACGCTCAAATTAGTAAATAAACTTTGAGAAACTATTTATATTGATTCTGCTGAGCTTTTTTCGATGATTGATATCTTATCTCCCATGATCAAGAAGTTTCTTCCGTTTGCTAAACAAAGGATGGGCTTCAATATGCCTCCGAGATTGTTTTTAAAAGGCGACTCGGAAAATGCAAACAACCCACTTGGTAAAACTGCTTATTATGATCCGGGGCAAAAATCAATTACTTTGTATATCACAGGGCGACACCCAAAAGATATAATGAGGTCTTTATCCCACGAATTAGTTCACCATTCTCAGAACTGTCGTGGGGAATTTGATAATGCTTCCGAGATGGGTGAAGGATATGCTCAGAATGACGAACACTTACGTGAAATGGAACGTGAGGCTTATGAAGTCGGTAATATGTGCTTCCGAGATTGGGAAGACAGCATAAAACAGACTATTTATTTCGAACATCTACAAAAAGGAGATAAAAAGATGTCTACAAAAGATTGGAAAAACAAAGAGATCTCCACTTTGCTCTCAGAAGCATGGGGTTTCAAATTTAACACTTTAGAGGAGTTCAACGAGTTCAACGGAGCCGGCGAAGTCCAAGAGGAAGAGGTCGAGGCTGCTGCCGAGACTGTCGAAGAGTCCGAAGAGACTGTTGAGGAAGCCGAAGAGGCTGTTGAAGAGTCTTTAGTTACTGAAGAAGAAGAGGAAGAAGAGGAAGAAGAAGAAGAGGAAGAAGAGGAAGAAGAAGAGATGAACGAAGCAGTTGATACTGGCGTCTTCGCTCCCAACCATTATTGTGTACATCATGGCGGTGTTTCCAGAAACGGTTCTATCGAGATGGCTGAAGCTGTTGGTCATAACTTTAACGAAGAGCTTGGTAAGGTCACCCACTATGATATGAAGTTTGAAGACGGCACTATCATGGAAGGCGTTCCCTTCGAAGACATTCAGGTCACCAATGCTAGCTTAGCCGAGGCTCACAAGGGTCACATGGCTGGTAAGAGAGATGACGAAGAGAAAGAGGAGATGGAAGAGTCCACCACCGATGCAGAAGCTCTTCGTGAGGCTATCAAAGCAGTTCTTGCAAAGCACCTTAAGGGCTAAGACGATGACTGGTAAATATAAAAATCGAACTTAAAAAGATTCGAAATACATTTATCAGACGACTTCTACTATTAGAAATAAACGAGGATAAACCAATGTCATTAGACAAACAGTGGAGAGATTTTCTTAACGAGAGTGCAGATGATAAAAACATCTTTACCTATATTCAGGGTCTCCAAGAAATAATTTCCAATCTAAAACCAAAGACCGTTGCAGAACAGCGCCGACTTCAGTTGGCTAAGCAGCATTTGCGCGAAGTGAAGAGATTCGCTCGACGAATGGAAAATGATATTGGTGTGCTTCAAGAAAAGCTTAATATTCTAGAAGAATCAGCAGGAAAAGAATAATGGGCGGTGTTGCAGGACATATGGCTCATTTGTCGGAAGATACCGACTTAACGTTCAAAGAAATTGTTGATATCCTCGGTAAAGTAGCAAATGCAGAAATAAAAAATGCAACAGAAAAAGTTGACGGTCAGAATTTGTTTCTGACCGTTGACAATTCTGGTGAAATTAAAACAGCAAGAAACAGCGGTGATATCAAGAAAGGTGGTATGACCACAGATGAGTATATCAGTAAGTGGATAGGTCACCCAGCAGAAAATGCCTTTACAAACGGTTTTAAGGCGGTCTCAGCGGCTTTACGCAAGTTAAGCCCCGAGGATATAGAGGCTATCTTTGCGGACGGTCAGAGGTACGTTAACATGGAGATAATGTATCCTAAGAATCCAAACATCATTCTTTACTCTACTCCAAACATCGTTCTTCATGGCTTGCAATATTTTGGTGATGAAGAAGAAACACCAGAAATGCGTCAACAAACCAAAAGCAAGTTTGTAAAACTTGCCGGCATGATTGATGGCGCCACTGAACAAGTAGGCGAAGAAGAGTGGAGCGTTAATGGTCCAAAACTGGTCGCATTAAAAAATATTGCTGATGGTTCTGCTCTTAAAGACGTTACATCTAAAATCGAGTCATTTGCCGCTCCTGTTGGAATGGATGCAACCATTGGTGACTACGTAAAACTTGTTGTAGAGCAATATGCTGATTCCGTAGGCTTACCACAAGATGTAACTGAAAAATTGACTACACTTATGCTCGATCCTGAAAAAGCAAAAGAACAGGGCATATCTGTCGTACAGTTAAAGAAAGGTTTACCAAAAGAGTTACAAAACACTGTCTCTAACCTTGGCTCTAAAACAAAGACCATGAAGTATATTTCTAGTGTTCTGAAGCCTCTTGAAGTTGCTATTAGTGATTTTGCTATTGAAGTTCTTCGAGGCGTAAAAAGCTATTTTGTTTCAGACAACGATAAAGAAGTAGCACGCATGAGAGCAGAATTAGAACAGTCTATCGCTTATCTTAAAAACCTTCAAGCATCCGGTGATGAAAAAATGGGTGAGTTGGTCGATCAACAACTTGCAAAACTTGGAGACATTGAAAACCTTGCTTCTTCAATGGAAGGTGTAGTATTCGAATACCCACCCGGCTCTGATAAGATCTATAAATTAACTGGTGCGTTTGCCATGGCTAATCAAATTATTGGTCGAGCCAGACGTTCAGGTATGACTGAGGAAATGGAAGAAGATCCAGTTGCAGAAGTCAGTCGTCCTAAGACAGTAGCTGTTGTTCCCGGCGCATTTAAGCCGCCTCACAAGGGGCATCTAGATATGGTGCGGAAATATGCTGATATGGCAGATGAAGTTGTAGTAATCATTTCTAAGCCAACTAAACAGGGTCGATATTTACCAGATGGAACAGAAATAACTTCTGAAGATTCTCTCAAAATATGGCAAACGCTTGCTGCTGGTTTATCTAATGTTCGAATTGAAGCTTCGAAAGACCATGCTTCACCCGTGACTGCTGCATATGACTTTATTGGCGATAAGGGTCCACTAAATATTGGTGATACAGTCATTTTAGGCGCCAGCACAAAAGATGATGATTGGAAAAGATGGCTCAGTGCCAAACAATATGTTAAAGATGGAGTAAAACTTATAGATCCCGAGAGATCCGCTGTATCTCCTACAACACGCCCTAGCGGAGAGCCATATAGCGCAACTGCATTTAGGAACGCTCTTGGTGGTGCCACAGAAAATCGTGCTGAAATAGCTGATTTTGTTGGCGAAGAGAACGTAGACACTGTATTAGATATACTTGGTCTCTCAGCAGTTGAAGAAATGTCCGGTGCAGGAGGAGGCGCCGGCGCCGGTCTTACCGGGGCACCAGTCCCTTTGGCATATGGGTCGGCTAGACCCAAGAAAAAAAGAAGTAAACAAAAGGAATATATCGATTTAAGTTTGATTGATGAAGTTATTGAACTAATTATGAAAAGAGGCATTACAAAATGAATTCGAATGAAGAAACCATTCTCAGAGAAAGTATAAGATCTATTATAAGACATGTCAAGTCAAAAAGACTTGATGAAGAAAAAGAATTACGTCAGATCATTCAAAAAATGATGGACTTTGATTTGCTCGAAGCCCAAACACCAGATGTCGATCCATCACCAAACAAGTCAACTGGTATTAACGTACTTGAGGATCTACTCAAGAAGATTATACCCATTCTGGAAATCGATTACAAGTCTCTGACTACAAGTTCTGAACAGAGAGACTCTTATCGAGCGCACGTTCTTAATGCTGTTGAGAACTCTTTAACACCCGCTAAGTTGAACAACCAAGCTGGTGAAGAAGAAGCTGCTAGCCTTGAAGAAATAGATATTACAGTTGGTGATGATGCCGGCGAAGATAAATTTATCGACATTCGCACTGACGCTGAAAAGGCTGCTGACGAAGAAAAAGAAGAAGCAGACCCTCGTGATTCTTTTGGAGCCGGTGTTGATGGAGACGAAACTGGTCGTAATATGGCTTATCAGTCTTATAAAAAGGTTGAAAGCAATATCATTGACTCATATGAACTTCTTGCGAACCCTGAAGACCAAGAATTATTTTTTGATTACTTGATCGCAAACCTTAAGTTGTATTTTGAAAAGTTCGAAGAAGAATTAGCCAGCGAGTTGCCGGAACCAACCAACCAAGCATATGATATGGCTAAACAAGAACAGCCGGCTGATCAAGCTGGTCCTGACGATATTGAATTAGATTTATAACGGAAAATACATGACTCTGCCAACTGAATCCTTGGAACAATTATTAGAAGATAACTTGTATGCGATTGATGCTGAATCGATTGAAGATGACGAAGAACTAGACGATGACATCAAAGAGGATGCGCTCGAAACTATTCGAGACCGAGCACAAAAAATATCACTAGCAATTCAAGAATACATTGAAGCCAAGCTAACACAGTATGGTGTAGAGAGATCTGAATAATTTCATAATTTTAATTTGACAGTTTTCAGAATCACCATTATACTCAGAATGTGTTCTGCATGTGATAGTTAATTAAATGACAGTACAATCAAAGAAGATCACTACTAAATCTAAAAGTATAATTAAATTACTTAAAGATCAAAATAAAATCAATGATCAGTTATTAGTCTGTATTAATTCTTTATCTCTTGAAGATGTAATTGCTATCAAATTAGAATTGACTGCAAATAACATTAATAATAGGCTCTATGGTTTTGATATTTGGCGGGCATTACCTAACGTTGTAAAAGAAGCAACTCTGAAATTTGCTATCTCAACCACCAAGTCTAAAAAAGACGCTTCCAGATTTTTAGGCTTAACATACTTAGAATTCCTAAATATATGTAAGAAGTATCAAATTAATAACTTTTTTGATGCCTCTGATAAGGACTAATATTATGTTAATGACACTGCTAATGACTTTACTTGGGTGTGCTCCAGAAATGCAAGTTGAAGGAAGCGACACAGCACTTGGACCACTTCCATTACCTTTCATAGAATATGGAATTAATAAAACTGATATTTGCAGCCACGATCAATTAGGAGTCACAGTATGCGACTTCAAGTTCAATGATCAAAACGATGAACCTTGGAGACTATATGAGCACAAAGGAAAAGTTATTGTTTTAGACTTCTCGACTGCATGGTGTGGTCCTTGTCAAGCAGCAGGTCATTCTGCTCAGCCGGTTCAAGATGATTATAACGGAGAAGTAGTTGTGGTAACTTTAATGTTAGCCAACGTGTTGAACATGCCTCCGACCTTGGAAGATGTGCAAGAGTGGGCAGAAGATCACGGAAATACTTCATCTCCAGTGTTGCAATCTCCAGCACATCAGGTTATAGATCCAAACGGGATAAATGGATATATTGTTCAGGGATATCCCACTTACATTTATTTAAACAGAGACATGGAAATTCATTTAGGTCATACAGGCTTCAGTGAAGAATACATGCGAAACACTATCGACGAGTTATTATAATGTGGAAAGTATATAAAGAACATAATGGTTATGTACAAGGAGAGTTAGTAAGTAAACACTCCTCAGAGGCTGCTGCCCTAAAGGCGGCTGCTAAAAGTATAAAGTTTTCTTTTTCCGAAAAACAAAAAAAAGAGAAAGAAGTAATGATCTGGTTGGATGATGTGAATCATTCTCCAATTGGTATCATAATAAAAAACAAAAGGGGATGATTTGGCTTCGACAGGGCAGTGAAGAGGAATAGTGCAAGCAGGTTAGATACGACCTTAACAGTTCAAAAATATTAGTTGCAAACAACAACAACCACTTTGAAGACGCTGTTCTTTTAGCAGCGTAATCAGGAGGCTGGTTAGAGCCTTCTTTCCAATCTAACCAAAACAACAGACAAGTTGTAAAAATCAAAAACTCAATGCAACAGGATGGTAAGCATTGTTTTATAACCATCTATCTTTGTCAGTAGGTGATAGAAACTGACTATGCTTGTGAATGACTACAATTGGATTTGTTCTGGACGACGGTTCAATTCCGTCCATCTCCACCATTTACATAAAAAACCCGCCATTTCCATAACTCTGGACTATTTATTACATAAGGAGTTATGTTATGGCTAAGGTTTTAATAAATTGCGAAACATGCGATAAAGAGTTTGAGAGAGAAAAAGGAGAAATTAACAGAAGCAGGAAACTTGGAAGAAAGATATATTGTTCTTCTAAATGTTCTGGAAAAGGTAACGCTCATCACTTAGGGGAGCATCTCGGTAAAGGACGACCAGAAAACCTTTTGCAAAATAATGATCTCTCTCGTAGAGATGAATACACTGAATTTAAATGGTTTATGAGAGGCATTAAGAGAAGAAGGAAACAAAGACAAAAAGAATATGATGTTGACCTGCTTTATCTAAAACAAGTTTGGAACGAACAAAAGGGAATTTGCCCTTTAACTGGTTGGAAACTTGAACTTCCAAAAGACTCAACTAACTGGAAAAATGAAGAAAATAAAATGTATCGTGCATCACTTGATAGAATTGATAGCAATAAAGGCTATATTAAAGGAAATGTAAGGTACATCTCAGTTATCGCAAATTATTGCAAAAACGCTTTTACAGATGACGAGGTTATATTATTCTGTGAGTCCGTCTATAAACAGAACAACATAGTTTAACCATCTCCACCATCTATTTATATCATGAGGGATACAATATGAATATTTTCAAATGGTCTTATTGGTATAAAAAAGACAATAAAACAGAAACTACCAAAGAGCAGTATCAAACCAATGATTCTATGGAAATTGCGCTTTGGGAAATAAAGGATGTATTTGATCTAGAAACTGAGGAAGTGGATCAAGTTGTAATCCAAAAAAGAAAATATGCTGAAATTTTTAAGTTAAGAAACAAAAAGAAATAACTTTGTTAACATCTCGTATAGATATTTTATAAGAGGTACAAATAGTGAAAATAACCATCGCATTTTATAAAGGAAAAGGTGATATTCTCAATAAAATTGTTAGATGGTGGACAAACAGCAAATACAGTCACGCCGAAATGATACTTGATGATCAAGAAACTTGGATCAGTATCAGTCCAAAGCTTCTCAGCAAGATAGACTCTACAAGAAGGTTTTTTGCTAGTCATACTGAGTGGGACTTTATACCCTTGGAAGTGACCGAGGAACAATATAAGACGATATTAGACTTCTTTAACGAAACAAGAGGAAGCAAATATGACTGGTTTGGAATGTTGCTATCTCAGTTTCTACCTTTTAGAATTAAAACAGAAAACAGATGGTATTGCAGCGAGTGGATAGCATATGCTCTCAGAATTGCTAGTGTTGTTGACTGGAAGACAATTAAAATTTATGAACGAAAAGACTTATCACCCAGCGTATTACATGATATAGTAACGAAAATAAAAGAAAATGAAAGGAAGAAAATACAAGGTTGACGAGTGGGTTTATTACGATTTCCTACCCGAGCAAGATACGACAGGCAATTATCGTAAAAAAGCAGTAATACTTTCAATATGTTCTCAGCGTGATTATTATGACTACGAGATCTATATAGAAGAAACTGGTGTATACAAGAAGGTCCGTGAGGATTCATTATTTCCAGTTGAACAATGAAATAAATTTGTAGTATTATAAAAAATACTTATTTGAGGAATAAATGAATAATCTCGTTCTTTTTGACGTTGACGGCACTTTGACTGAAGCAAGGGATGCTATCTCTGTTAGGATGCTCAAGGCACTCAGAGAGCTTTGTAGGTACGCTGAAATAGGGTTTCTCACTGGTTCTGGGCTTGAATACATTAAGGAGCAGCTTTGGCCTGCTTTAAATGATCCAATTATAAAGCAAAATAGCCATCTTTTACCGTGCAATGGTACCGAATACGTTATAACTGATGGTATTGAAGAACTTATCTTTAACCACATTTCAAAAGCGTCGATGGAAGACGAAATTGGCGATGGCTCCATGAGAGAGTTGCTTAAGGTGCTTTGCGAAATGCAAGCACAAGTGGTACAAGAATACAGCATTCCCTTGACGGGCAATTTTATTCAAAACAGAGGCTCAATGGTTAATTGGTGTCCTATTGGAAGAGCAGCGAAAGGTGAAGCACGCGAAGCCTTCCTGTTATTAGATGAGCAGCTTGGTATAAGAAGAAAATATTTTGATATACTCTCAAAAGAAATTGCATCAAGAAAGATTGGCTTAACTTTGAAACTTGGCGGTGATACGTCATTTGATATTTATCCAAATGGTTGGGACAAGACATATGCTTTCAAACACTTTAATGAGCACGACTGGAATTTTTGGTTTGTTGGAGACCGATGTTATCCGCAAGGAAATGACTATGAAATATTCGAGCATCTCAAGCATACCGGTCGAGCGTTTGAAACGTCTGGCCCTCAAGAAACAATAGAAATAATAGATTTTCACATCTTAAGAGACATGTTATAAGGAGTTTAAGCATGAGTGAAGAAACAAAAACAGTAATGGTATCAGGAGGCTTCGATCCTGTACATGTCGGACACATCCGAATGATTCGTGAAGCGGCTCAATATGGAGATGTGATAGTTATTGCTAATTCTGATAACTGGTTACATAGAAAAAAGGGCTTTGTTTTTATGGAGTTTGAAAAAAGGTCTGAAATTTTGAGCGCACTCAAGGGTGTTATCTTAGTCGATTCTGTCGATGATACTGATGGTACAGTCTGTGAAGCAATTCGTCGTCACAAGCCAGATTATTTTGCTAATGGCGGTGACAGGGGAAAGAAAAACACCCCCGAACAAGACGTTTGTGAAGAAATGGGAGTAGAATTACTGTGGGGTATTGGCGGAGACTACAAAGCAGACGCCTCTTCAACACTAGTAAACAGGTTCAGAAAAGAACAAGAAAATGTAGAAGTTGCTCCACAACGCTCGAAAATTAAACACTCTGGAAGGTAGGTGACGGTGTGCTACATAAACAAGCACTAGTTAAATTAGACGAAGGGCTCTCGTTTATGGACTATATAACATCCAATACTAAAACTTTGAAGCTAGACTCGTCTTACAGGCCGCTTGAGATAGTTGATGCTCTCGAAGCCCTAGTTTTGTGCATAATAGGAAAAGCGCACGCCATCGAAACTTACAAAGAAGAAGTCAGATCTGTTTCAGAGTCTTTCAAACTTCCAGCAGTGATAGTCTTAACGAGATATGTAAAACTTCGTTTTCACTCCATGACTCCAAATAGGGCAAATATTATTTGGCGAGATCAAAACACATGCCAATATTGCTCAAAAGAATGCGAAAGCAAAGTTTTAACAATAGATCATGTTATACCTCGTTCAAGAGGCGGTGAAAACACTTGGAAAAACTTAGTTGCTGCTTGTAAGAAATGCAATCAAAAAAAAGGAAACAGAACTCCAAAAGAAGCTAATATGGTTTTACTACGAGAACCAAAAAGACCAAAATCAAACGTTCTTAGAACAGTAAGCAAAAAACAAATTAGTGATTTATGGAAAAACTATTTATGGGAAACAAATGAAAACTAAAAACAAAGTTTGCTATCTATCAGAATTAGGACACAGAAACTTTCAATATCCTAGTAATAAGAAAGCAATAATGAAATCTGAATGTAAATACGAAACACTTGCTTGGGTTCATGGAAGTAGAGATTTAAAACCTGTAAAGGTAAATGTGTCGTGTATTATTCCAATGGAACTTGACAACGATCCAGCCTATGATATATTGAAAGATAGCAATGAAAACAAAAACATTGTTGTTTGGATAGAAAAATAATAATTTCATAGGAGAAAAAATGTCTATTGTAACAAAACTTCAATCACTTAACCTTGCAGACGATGCAATGATTCATCTTACATACGAAGAGGGAGCAGATGTATTCGTACATAATGATACAGAAGTAGAGGATGCAATCAACGAAACTAGCGTTATTTATGAGTTTGCTTCACTCGTTGCTCAAACAAAGTTGGATGTTAGAAATCGTTGGTCTGGAAATATTCTAGAGCACCTTCGCAACGAAAGTTATCTTGATGATTATGAGCGTGGAACATACGGTTTTGAGAATTTTATTGCCGAAACCATCCGCGATAACTTTTACGATGTTGATCTAATTGAATATTCAACTGAGAAGTATGACCACAAGCGCGGCTTCACTACCCTTACAGCAGAAGTTGACATCCCGTTTGCTAACTTCGTACAGGTTAACCCAAACATTACTGGCTGGAAGGTTTCAGTAGAAACAGACAACGGCACTTTGACTTTCGACGCATAGTGCGCGCTGTCCTGCTCGCGCATTCAATAAGCGGGAGGGGGCTGCCCGACCCAAACGTAGGCAGAGGTTTACGGTTATCCTAGTTCTAGACAAAAAACCGTTTCTTTTAAAATAACACATATATACTTATGTGGAAACAGTGGTAGAACTAACAGTACTGGCGTTAGCCATGTTCTTGGTTGCGTTTTTTTGTATGAAGACGTTAGTAGTTCCAAAAAACACAACTACCGCTATGAATAAAATTTATGAAATCGAAGAGACGCTATACCAAAAACGATAAAGTTTTGGTTAAATCATTTGCTGGACCTGACGTATGTGTCCGCCTTGTTAAACGTTATCTACCGTCTAAAGCCGAACATAAGCTTGGTGTTGAAGGGTGGGAGGCGATCATAGAGGATAGCAAGGAAGTTAACAAGTTGCGCTCTCATGGTGTACCATATAATAAACAAGAAAAACCGAAAGTATGGGTGTTTGATAATCAAATAATAAAAAGATGTCACTAATTAAACCAGAAGGTCATTTATGCCCCCAAAAAAGAATTATGTGCTAGACACTAGTGTTTATTTAACTGAAGCTAGTTCTATTTTTAAATTTGAAAATCACGACATCTTCATTCCACTTAAAGTTCTCGAAGAGGTTGACGGACACAAAAAAAGACAAGACTCGGTTGGTTCCAACGCAAGACACTTTATCAGAATACTTGACGAGTTAAGAGCAAAAGGTTCTCTTGAAAAAGGTGTAAGAATAGATAAGGGCTTGGGAACGGTAAGAGTTTTATCTTATTCGTCTTTGGATAATGTTATATTTCCACCTGACTTAGATCTACGTCTCCCAGACCACACCATAATAGCGACTGCAATGGCTGCTCAGATGCTTGAGCCAAAACGAAAGACTGTTCTTGTTTCAAGAGACATCAACATGAGAGTTATTTGTGATTCTCTTGGGCTTCAAGCAGAAGACTACACATCGGAAGAAGCCGTAACGTCTTCTGATGAACTTTATAACGGCTTTGTGGTTCAGCCAGTCGATGACCAGATAATTGATAGGTATTATGCTGGCGAGGATGTTTTCATTGATGAAGAAGACATTCAGGAGCCTTGGTATCCAAATCAATATGTAATGCTAGTATCAAACGAAAATGAAAAGAAGTCTGCACTTGCTCGGTTTAAGAGTCATCACGAGCCATTAGAAAATGTTATTCACAAAAACATACCAGACTGGAAGATCGATGCTAGAAACAAAGAACAAGCATTTGCTATCGATATGTTGATGGATCCAGAAATAAAAATAGTTTCATTAGTTGGTCGTGCAGGCTCAGGAAAGACTTTGATGGCTATTGCTGCTGGTCTGCAACAGACAATAGGTTTACGAAGCGAGAATAACCACTACAACCGCCTTATTGTGTCTCGCCCGGTACAACCCCTTGGAAAAGACATCGGATATCTTCCAGGCACCATGGAGGAGAAAATGCTACCATGGCTGATGCCTATTCAGGATAACCTCAAGTTCTTGATGGGCGATCGAACATCTCTTGAAATGTATATGGAAAAAGGAAAGATTGAACTCGAAGCCCTCACCTACATCAGAGGTCGCTCCATAGCAAACGCATTCATTATTATTGATGAAGCACAGAACCTCACAAAACACGAAGTAAAAACTATTATTACTCGTATTGGTGAGGGCACAAAGATTATTTTAACTGGTGATGTCGAACAAATTGATAATGTATACGTAAATGAGACATCAAACGGTCTTGCTCACGCAATCGAAAAGTTCAAAGAATACAGAATAGCTGGTCACGTAACGTTCCGAAAGGGTGAGCGTTCGGAATTAGCTACACTAGCATCAAAAGTATTATAAACAAAACTTAATTTTTGATTTATATTAATCGAAAGGAGTGTCTTATTATGACTAACGAGCAAGCACAAACTGAAGCAACATTAATAAACGAAGCAGAACTAAATACGAGTCCTTTACCATCCATAATTGTTGAAAAAGACTCCGCCCTGAAGAGCTATTTAGTAGAGTATGTCGGTACGAAACTGAATAATGAATTGGTGACGGTAGAGATGATTACAGAAGTACTAGCAACAGAGTTCCCAGAATTTGTTATTAGTTTAGCAGAAGAGAATTTTTTACTGGGATATGAACAAGGGTTGAGCGATGCTGACGGATTACATTCAAGAAAAGCAGAAACAGTTGAAGAGTAAGTCCATGGACTTTTATACTCCGACTGGGTTACATGTATATATGCAACAACCAGTTGATGGTGTCGATGTGGAAGAAGTTATCCATAAAATGGAAACGGTATTGCCGCAACACTTCAGAGACGAGATAGAAATGATCATCTTTGGATGGTTTGATGAGTTTGAAGAGAGGAATATCAATGCATTCTACAACGATAACGCAATATACGTCTCGCATCTACAAGATGATGCAGCCGACTTATACGATGACTTAATACACGAAATAGCACACTCTTTAGAAGAAGCATATGGATATGAGATATATGCCGACGAAGACATCAAAGATGAGTTCTTAAGAAAGAGAAAATACCTTCACGATGTTTTGTGGAAGTTAGGATACAGAGCCCCGCTGTCTTTTTTTGAAGATATAGAGTTCAACCAAGAGTTTGATGACTTCCTGTACAAGAAGATAGGGTACGATAAATTATCAACCATAATGTCTGGTATGTTTATCAGCCCATACGCTGCGACTTCTCTGAGAGAATATTTTGCGACAGCCTTTACAGAGTACTTTTTGGACTCGAACCATGAGTTTTTAAAGAAGGTCTCTCCAGCAGCATTTTATAAAATTAATATGCTTAAAGATATGAAAGAGCTTGACTTTTAAAAAAAAGCGGTTATGATATAAAGTTAGGAGACAAAATGTCGCATATATCATATTCTGAATTAAAGGATTGGAGCTTCTGTCCTTTCTACCACAAGCTCACTCGTGTGGATGGTATCGACGGCTTCACCGGAAACGAATACACTGCTTTTGGTTCTGCTATTCACTCTGTGTGTGAGAAGAAGCTTCTTCAAGAAGAGATAGCTGAAAACTTTTTTGTTGAAGAGTTAAAGAAGAATATAGCTGCTTTGGATGAGGAAGTTGATAACAAGCTTGTTCACCAGATGATGAAGCAAGGGAATGCTATTATTCCTGAAATTGATGACGCTCTTAGTGAATATTTTGAGGAGTATGAAGTCCTTGCAGTTGAGATGCCTTTGATGGAACAAATTGACGGTCACGAACACAAGTTTAAGGGCTTTATCGACGCAGTTGTTGCTACACCCGATGGAAAAGTACACATCTTCGACTGGAAGACTTGTTCGTGGGGCTGGGACTCTAAAAAGAAAAGCGACAAGATGATCACATATCAACTTACTCTTTATAAGCATTTCTTCTGCCAAAAGATGGAAGTAGATCCAAAGGATATAGAAACTCACTTCGCACTACTTAAACGTACAGCCAAGAAAAACCATGTGGAGTTTTTTAGAGTTACTAGCGGTCCAAGAAAAACAGAAAATGCCCTTAAACTTTTAAATACGGCATTGTACAATATTAAAAACCAACGATACATCAAGAACCGTTTGTCGTGTACCGGTGGTTATGGTTGTAAATTTTATAAGACAGAACACTGTCCTTGAGGAATAAATGAAAAAGAAAAAAATACTGGTCTTATCTGACCATCCGCTTTCTCCTTCTGGAGTTGGAACACAAACTCGTTATATGATCGAAGCATTACTTAAGACCGGTCGATACGAGTTTGTTTGTTTAGGTGGCGCTATGAAGCACCAAGACTACACACCAGTCAGGGTTGACCCATGGGGCGATGACTGGAGAATTTTTCCAGTAGATGGCTACGGGAACCATGAGATTGTAAGATCTATAATGCAAAAAGAAAGACCAGATGTACTTTGGTTTATGACTGATCCTCGTTTCTACGAGTGGCTCTGGGAGATCGAGAATGAAGTAAGAGCTAACGTACCGATGGTGTACTATCATGTTTGGGATAACTTCCCAGTACCACATTTTAACGCACGCTGGTACCGCTCAAATGATCATATTGCATGTATTTCTAAGGTTACTCACCAAGTTGTACAAGCAGCCGCGCCTGATGTTGATAGCACTTATCTCCCACATGCTGTCCCAAACACGGTATTCCGACCCGCTGAAACAGCAGAAGAAAAGGCTTCAGCGCAACAAATCAGACAACAGGTTTTTGATTCTAGTTCAATGAAGAACCCAAACAAGAAGATTTTCTTTTGGAACAGCAGAAATGCACGTAGAAAGCAAAGCGGAACACTTATTTGGTGGTTCAAAGAGTTTCTTGATGAAGTTGGGCACGATAAGGCATCCCTTTTGATGCACACAGATCCGCGAGATCCTCATGGACAAGATTTGCCGCATATTATCGAACACCTTGGAATTACAGACGGTCAAGTTTTACTCTCGTCGCAGAAGGTTCCACCAGATGGTTTAGCATCTATGTACCGTGCAGCAGACTACACTATTGGTATTAGTGATGCAGAGGGCTTCGGTTTATCAACTTTGGAGTCCCTGTCTAGTGGTACTCCTATCATTGTTAACATGACTGGTGGGTTACAAGAGCAAGTTACTGATGGAAAGAACTGGTTTGGATGGGGAATTCAACCGGCTAGTAAGTCTATCATCGGCTCTTTGCAGGTTCCATACATTTATGAGGACCGCATAAGCCAAGAAGACTTCAATAAGGTGATGAAAAGCGCACTTAAATTGACCGCTCCGAAATATAAAAAGATGGTCGAGGCGGGACTGAAACACGTCAAAGATAACTATAGCTTTGAGAAGTATGAAACTTCATGGGTAAATTTAATGGATGAAATTATAGAAAAACACGGTTCTTGGGAAAACAGAACCAATCACAAAAGATGGTATCTCATGGAGGTGGCATAATGAAGAAAACTGTATTATTGAGAGGACCAGTTCTCAGCCGCTCCGGATACGGAGAGCAAACTAGATTTGCTTTAAGAGCATTGCGCAGTCGCGAGGATATATTTGATATTTTTATTCATCCGCTCGGATGGGGACAAACCGGATGGGTTTCTTCTTCTGATGAAGAAAGAAAGTGGATTGATCAAAAGATAGAGAAGACAATTAGTTACGTCCAAAATGGCGGTACGTTTGATATTTCTGTTCAATCTGCACTTCCTAATGAGTTTGAGAAGCTGGCGACCACAAACATCGGTTACACTGCTGGAATAGAAACAACAAAGTGTGCGATAGAGTGGATAGATAAAGCAAATTCTTCTGTTGATGAGATAATTTTTGTTTCAAGTCACTCCAAGAATGTATACGACAACACAACTCATATTGTTGCCGTTAATGCTCAAGGGCAAGGAAAAGTAATTGAAAATCAAAACGATCCGATACTGCAAGATCCCAATTTCCAACTTCGAGAAATGAGTTCAACCGTAGAGACGCACGCAGTAAATTACCCAGTTAAAAACTATGACGATCTTAGTGCTCTAGATTTGAATCTAACCACCGATTATAATTTTGCTTGTGTTGCTCAGTTTGGACCCAGAAAGAACCTACAAAATACCATTGAGTGGTTCATTCAGGAATTCCATGACGATGCCGATGTGGGCTTGATAGTAAAGACTAATGTTGTTAAGAATAGTCTCATTGATAGAGAAGCATGTGAGGGTCGTCTAAAAGGAATAACGTCAAAATATCCAGATAAGAAGTGTAAAATATACCTTCTCCATGGCGATATGACTGATAAGGAGATGCACGAAATTTATTTAAATGATAAAGTATTCGCTGCCCTATCTCTAACACATGGTGAAGGCTTTGGTCTTCCGTTGTTTGAAGCAGCTTATATGGGTGTTCCTGTAATCGCCCCAGGCTGGTCAGGGCAAATGGATTTCTTGTGTGATGAAAATGGAAAAGAACATTTCTATAATGTTGCGTTCGATTTGAATCCTGTGCAAGAAGAGGCGGTTTGGCAAGGTGTTATTCTTAAAAATTCAATGTGGGCATATGCTCGTGAGACCTCCGCAAAAGAAAAGATGCGCGCATGCTACAATGACGCTAAAGAAGGCAAGCTAGATGAATATCAGCAATATGCTGAAGCCCTTAAAGAAAGATTCAACGAGAGCAAGATGTACGAACAATTTATTGCGGCTATGGATGTTGAAGCTTCCTTTAACGTTGAGTCTTGGTTGAATGATTTAGATATCGAAGAAATGGAATGAAAATAGTATTTGTCGCTGACTTCTTTGCTGATCAAGTGCTTGGCGGCGGAGAACTAAACAACGAGGAGCTAATAAATATACTAGTTTCACAAGGACACTCTGTAGAGAAAGTTAATAGCCATGTTGTAACAAGCGAATTCGTTGAACAAAGAAAAGATCACAAGTTTGTAATTGCTAACTTTGTAGCACTTCCTCATGGAGCCAAAGAACTGTTTTATGATAAGCAGTATATAATATACGAGCATGATCACAAGTATTTAAGCACCCGCAATCCGGGTGTTTTTCCTAATTTCAAAGCACCAAGCGAGCACGTCATTAATTTGGAATTTTATCAGAACGCCAAAGCAGTATTGTGTCAGTCGGCATTCCATACAGACATCGCACTAAAGAACACAAATCTAACAAACCTTGTAAATCTTGGTGGAAACATATGGGACATAGACTCATTGAACTTTGTATCCGAACAAGCCGATGTAGAAAAAAACGGTAGATACGCTATAATGAATTCAAACATAAGACACAAGAATACCGCTGGTGCAATAAAGTTTTGTAATGCAAAGGGATATGATTACACTTTGATCCAAAGTGGAGAATACAAGCAGTTTCTCAAAGCAATGGGAGAAAACAAGTCGCTAGTATTCCTTCCAGAAACCCCAGAAACGCTTTCTAGGATAGTTGTAGAGGCTCGGATGATGAATATGGGGATTGTTACCAATAAGTTAATAGGAGCCGCTAGCGAGCCTTGGTACGCTCTTAAAGGGCACGAACTGATAGAAGTGATGAAACAAAAGAGAAGTGAAATAACAAACAAGGTTTTGGAGAGTTTAAAATGAAAAAAGAAAAAGTTTATTGCCTTGACTATAATCAACATGCCGGTAAATGGATATATGATGGATATCAAAGTGCTTGGGAACACCTTGGCTACGAATTACAAGTCGGGAGAGATTCTGAAAATTCTCAAACGACCTGCCTTTCTCTGATCCCGACCAACTCTGAACTATTAAGCGAAGAGTATTACATGATGTCTGTTGCCTCGCTTTTTGGAGATTCTGATAGTATTAAAGCCCTACAGCATTCGAAAAAATCGTTTTTGTTTGTACAGCCAAAAGTATTTCCAGAACCATGGGGAAGACACCCAAACTATGTTTGCAATCTTGAGCAGCAATGGGTTGATGAGATAAGTAAATTAGATAATGTTATTCTGTGGACATTTACAAATGTTAGTGAAGAAGGCCAGCAAAAGTATTTTACTCAATGGGATAAAAAAATACACACTTTCCCATTAGCATTTGACTCTATCAACTATAAGCCACAAGAAGTTGAGAAAATGAAACAGTTCGATATATGTTTCGTTGGCGGTTGGGCGGACAATGGTTTTAATGAGAAAAGAAAGATAATTTTAGATATCTTCAAGAGCTTTATGGAAACTGATTTAAAGTGTGGTTTTTTCGTAAACAAAAATCTGACTCACCAACAAGAATGTAATCTTTTAGCAAATAGCAAGCTGACACTGAATATTCATGATGCTTATCAAAGAGTTCTTGGATACGATACAAACGAGAGGACGTTTAAGTCTTTGGGTCTTAACGGGCTCATGGTATCAGACACGGTCGGACAGTTGAACCAAATATTTCCAGATGTAAGGACAAGTTTGGAACCAAAGCAACTCGTAGAAATTACGAAAGAAATATTAGCAATGCCGGAAAATGATAGAGAAGAGTTGCGTCAAAAGAACAAAGATGATATATTAAAGAACCACACCTATGTGAACAGGCTGCAAGAGATGCTGAAAATATGAGTCCCAAAGTAACCATCATAATACCTTGCTATAACTCAGAGAAGTGGATCGAAGAATGTATCATGTCTGCGCTAAACCAAACTTATGATAACAAAGAAGTAATTTTTGTTGATAATGAAAGTTCCGATTCAAGTTTAGAAATAGCAAAAAGAATACAAGAAACTCACAAAGAATTAGTAGTCGAGACAGCAGAAAACATCTACAAACATTCTTATCAGGAACCAGTAGAAAAGGCGCTGAGTATTTCGACCGGTGAATATGCAACAATATTGGGATCTGATGACTTCATCGATGAAGACTATATAAAAAATATAGCCGAAATTTTAAGCAAGTCTGATAAAATTTCCGTATTACAGTCTCCGGTAAGGGGCGTGAAGGGCGTAGAAAAAACATTTGTAGGGGAGATCTCTCATTCTTATAAAAACCTGCAACAGTTTAAAGAACAGCTTTTCATTCGATGCCCAGTAACGACTCCGACGATAGTGTTTAAAAAAACTTTGTATGATAGCGGAATTGTTAGATGGAAGTCAGAAGAATACCTTGGCGCATGCGACTATGAACTATATTTCAACTTGACAGATAATAATATTTTCATATATCCTTTTCCGAAATGGATTGGGTACTACTACAGATGGCATGAAGATCAGTGTACTTGGGGAATGCACAAAGAAGAAACTAACTTCGATCAAAAAATCAAAGACTATTGGAGAAACAAGTGGACACGAACTTAACAGAAGAAGACTTGAGAAATTTTGAATTAGAAATATTTGATTTATTCAAGAATAAAAAAATTCACTCTCCAATCCATTTACGTGGCGGAAACGAGAAACAGTTAATAGAAATTTTCAAAAACATAAAACACGAAGATTATTGTTTTGCGACTTGGGCTAGCCATTTAGAATGTTTATTGAAAGGTGTACCAAGAGAAGAATTAAAGAAAGCAATATTGAAAAATAAATCTATTTGCTTATCTTTTAAAGAATACAATATTCTGTCTTCTGCAATTGTTGGTGGAAATGCACCGATCGCCGTTGGTATAGCAAAAGGCTTGAAGATGAAAGGTTCAACTCAACACGTATGGTGTTTCGTGGGCGATATGTCATTCTATACAGGTAGTGTACAGGAAAGCTTAAGGTATGCAGAG